GGCGATTATAAAGCTTTTGGGGATACTCTCGCAAGAGATTGTATGATTAGAGCGTTCGAACTCATAGAAGAATGGTATTTTGCCTATTTTGGCGATACAGATGACTATGAGTTCTGTAAGTTCATGAGACATTGTCTCATGTTGGAAATGTTGAATGCTGTTTATTTTGGGAAAAATGTCGCCTTTGAGCGATTGTGTGGAATTCCTTCTGGTTTTGCTCTCACTGTTGAAATAAATGATCTAGTGAACAAGATTTATATTTTGTATTGCTGGTTAGAGTGCACGGGTCTCGATTGTATGAAGTTTGATTACAATTGTTATATGTGCACCTATGGTGATGATTTTATTTTAGCTGTGAGTGATGAGATGTCGGGACTCTTTAATTTTATTAAGATAAAAGAGATTTTGGCAAGTAAAGGGATTCGATTGACTCCAGCATCAAAGGAAGCCGAGGATTATGAGTTTCAGTCTCTTCATGAGGCTTCATTTTTGAAAGCCAACTTTGTTGCTCACCCATTTCGATCGGGTGTTTTCCTGAATAAACTTCCAATTGGTTCTTGTGTTGAATCATTGAATTGGCAAACTAAAGGGGACGATAAGATTAACTATCTGTTTGGCGCCTTTCGAGACGTCAACAGGAAGTTGTTTAGTTATGGTCCTGATGTTCACAAAGAGTGGCAGAATAAGATCCTGTCTCTCGTTAGTAACATGACTCCCCAATATTTTCCATCTGGGGAGATTCCACATCTTAGTTCTTGGTATACTCTGGATAGAGATATGTTTGAAGATGTTAGGATTGATGAGCAAGTAGATCAGCTCAGAACCTAAGCTAGATGTGAGATTTATTACCTTTAGTAATACGTTTGGTACGCGTGATGATACCGAAAAGATCGCTGTAGTCAGCGCGGTTGGTATACGTGAATTACCAATTAAAGTCTATCGGTGTATGATTAGCCCTAATACGGTTTTGACACTGTCCTGATAGATCTCGAGTTTCAACTTGGGGCTTTTGCACGTAGAGTGTGATTTGTCACTTCGGTGAAGCATTCCCATA